TAAAGCAGCAAACACTCAAGTAACATTATCAGCAGCTACTAATACGAAAGTAACAGTCAGTATTGATAAACATTACGAATATTCAAAGTTAATTGAAGATATTGCAGAAGTTCAAGCACTAGCTTCAATGAGAAAGTTCTACACCGATGATGCTGGCTACGCTTTAGCGAAGCAAGTTGATACTGACCTTTTTGCATTAGCAGAAGGTTTACAAGGTGGTACAGTAGGCGGTACTGGTGCAGCAGCATATGAAAATGCTGTTATCGGTGGTAACGGTTCTACTGCCTATACTGGTAATTCAAGTAATGCTTCTGACATTACTGATGCTGGTATTCGTAGAATGCTACTGACTTTGGATGATGCAGATGTACCGATGGACAATCGTGTAATGGTAGTTCCACCAATCTGTGCTAATGATATGCTTGGAATCAACAGATTCACAGAGCAACAGTTCATTGGTTCTGGTGATGCTATCAAGACTGGTAAGATTGGACAGATTTATGGTGTAGATATTTATATCTCATCTAACTGCCCAACTCCTGCGGGTACTGACAGAGCAGGTGTATTAATGCACAAAGATGCTCTAGTTCTAGCTGAGCAAATATCTGTGCGCAGCCAGACACAATACAAGCAAGAGTATTTAGGTGACTTGTTCACTTCAGATACTATTTATGGAGTTGCAGAACTTCGTAATGATGCTGGTGTTGCGTTTGTTGTACCGGGTTCATAGTAGTTAGTTAGGCGTAACCCCTTCTTATGAGGGGGTTATTACAAACTAATTATGTCATCTACTAAATTAAGAAACGCTAAGAAAGAAAAAGCCATTGAATATTTAGGTGGTTGTTGTTGGAAATGTGAAGGTGTGTTTCATAGAGATATTTATGATATACATCACATAGTACCTTCTACTAAAAACTTTGAGTGGAATGTATTAAGTAGAAGAAAATGGGAAACTATTCAAAAAGAATTAGATATATGCGTATTGCTTTGTTCTAATTGTCATAGACTAGCACATCAGGAGATGAGAAAACATGCCCTTTTATGATTTTAAATGTGAGCAAGAACATATAAGTGAAGAGCTACGCTCTTATGATGAAATGAAAATGGGTATTGAATGTCCTAAATGCGGTAAACCAGCTAAAAGGATTTATTCAATTAACGATGTTAGACCTAGTTACGGATATGAAATGACTAGATTTGCCATGAGAGAACGCAAACGATTAAGCAAGGATAAATTTAATGGACATATTTGAAGACACATCTAGTACATTAGAAATCGAAAGATTTAAAGCCAAGATTAGAGAAATCTGGGCAAGAATGTTAGATGAAAGCTATGACCAAATACATGATGAAGATGATGAAGATTGCCCTTCAAGAGAAGAGTATATGGCTATGAATGCTTTAAAGTTTGCAGATGAACCAGAGCCTGAAACAGAATTAGATTCTCTTATGGATATGCTAGATAGCATGATGGAAGGAGATGAAGAACTAGAAAGTGTTAAATCAGAAGGTAAAGCACCTACTTATGGTAGTAGTAGTCTTAAATCAAATAACGAAAAAGGAAAAATAGAGGCAACAGTATATGAAGTTAATCACAAAACTACAACAACTCCAAGCGATTCTCGTTCTGGAAGGAAAGGTGGTTCTTATGCGGGTACGCCTAGCAGTAAGATTTCTAAGAAAAAAGAAGACTCAGTTTCTACAAAGTATTCACCTCTTGTTGAAGAAATTAAAGATGAGCTAAGAGCTTTAGCAGAAAGACAAAAGATTGGTAGAAGAAAACTTAGGTTTAGACTCTAATGGCTACACAAAGAAATTGGAGAAAGAAAAAAACTATTGGGATGTACCTGAATAGGAGGCAATGGGAAAGAGAGTTCGATGTTAATGAATCTTCTGCTTTAGAAATAGAAATTGAACAAGGTGGTTATTATCTTGTTATTGAATCCTCACAAGCAGCATCACCTAACTACATTATTACGGAGTAAATATGGCAACAACTAAAGTATCAGCCTTAGCAGCAAAAACCTCATTAGCAGGTAGTGAGGAACTATTAATTAATGACTCTGGTACTTCTAAGAAAGTAACAGCCACTAACTTACTAGCAGGTGCTACAGTAGGTACTGGAGATATTACAACAGCTAAATTAGCAGATGATGCAGTTACAGGTGCTAAACTAGCAGATGATGCTGTTAGTACAGCACATATTGCTGATGATGCGGTAACTGCTGCAAAATTAGCTAACTCAATTAATACAGAGATTGCTGCTAACACAGCCAAAGTTACTAATGCTACACATAGTGGTGAAGTAACAGGAGCTACAGCACTTACTATTGCAGATAATGTAGTAGACGAAGCAAACCTTAAAGTATCTAACTCTCCTACTAACGGTTATTTCTTATCAGCACAGTCTGGTAATACAGGTGGACTTACTTGGGCAGAAGTAGGCGGTGGTGTTGAGGTATCAAACACAGAACCAAGTTCTCCAAGCGAAGGTGATTTATGGTGGAAAGGTAATAGTGATATTTTATATATTTATGATGGCTCTGCTTTTGTAGAAGTATCTGACCAAAAACCTGCTACGACAGGTGGCACAGTAACTATTAATGCTATAGTTGAAGGCGGCACTTTTAATTACGATTTAGGAACAGATTTTACAGATGCAACTGATGCTGATAGTGCTTTAGTTTATACACTACATTCTGGTTCATTACCTTCTGGTGCATCTTTGCCTACAGGTGGAAACTCTGCAATGACAGGTACAGCAGGAAATGTATCTAGTAATACTAACTATACTTTTACTGTTAAAGCAACAGATACAGCAGGTAATTTTGCTACACAAGCCTATCAACAAACAATAAATACTGTAGCACCTACAGTTACAGGAGGAACAGTAACCATTACTGCTGCTAATGAAGGCACATCTCCTACTTATGATGTTGATACAGACTTTACTTATCCTACAGGCTCTACAAGAAAATCATCAGCAGCTTACGCTGTTCAGTCTGGCTCATTGCCTACTGGTCTATCTCTTAATGCAGACTCAGGTGTTATAAGTGGCACACCTACAAATGGAAGTTTTACTTTCACAATTAGAGGTACAGATACAGATGGCGACACAGCAGACCAGTCTTACAGTTGGACTATAAACAATGTAGTGCCAACATCTGACGGTGGAACTGTTACTATTTCTGCTATTAACGAAGGTGTAGCAGCTAACTATGATGTAAACAATAATTTTACATTTGCTACAGGTTCAACACTTTCAGCGTTTTCTGTAGTATCTGGCTCACTACCAACTGGAACTTCACTAAATACATCTTCTGGAGTTATAAGTGGCACAGCTACACATAACAATACTTATACTTTTACTATAAGAGCAACAGATACAGATGGTGATACTGTAGACCAAGCGTATACTTTTACAATTAATAATGTAGTACCTACATCTGATGGTGGCACAGTAACAATTACTGCTATAAATGAAAATGCTTCGGGTAATTATGATGTTGATAATAATTTTACATTTGCAGCAGGGTCAACTTTCTCAGCATATTCTGTACAGTCTGGTTCTTTACCTGCAGGTTTGTCATTAAATACATCAACAGGCGTAATTAGTGGTACTGCTTCTGCTGTAGGTAGCACCACAACATCAACATTTACAATTAGAGGTACAGATACAGATGGAGATACTGTAGACCAAGCTTATAGTTGGACTGTTAATAATTTACCAGAACAAACACAAACATTTACAAGCTCAGGTAACTGGAACGCACCTGCTGGTGTAGATAATGTTAATGTTAATGTTATTGGTGGCGGAGGCGGTGGAGGCGGAGGTGTTCGAAACGATAATGTTCCCGACTCTTACGGTGGAAACGGAGGTAATGGTGGTTTTTATACTGCTAATGTATCTGTAAGTGCAGGAACTACTTACTCAGTTAATGTTGGTGGTGGTGGTTCTGCAGGAAATAATGGTTATCCCGGAGGTTCTAACGCAGGTGGTAGTGGCGGTGGTTCACGATTTGGAAACAACACACAAGCTAATGGTGGTGCAGGTGGTGGCGCAGGTGCTGGTGGACAAGTACATGGAAGTCCAGGCTCAGATGGTTCACCTTCTGGAGATGATGGAACAAATTCATATGGTGCAGGTGGTGCTAGAGGATTTTCTCATAACCCATATGGAGGATTTAGTGCAAATGCAGGACAAGCAGGTCGTGTAATTGTTAAGTGGTATGGAAATCATTGATGATTTTTTAGATGAAGAATATTTTTTAAGGTTATCTAAATTATTTAACGAAGAATTACCGTGGTATTTATCAACAATTGTAAGTTGTGATATTAAATCACCAATTACAGGTTATGAGTCAAGTAATAAAAATAAACAAATGAGTCATATATTTGTTAATCATAAAGCAAAAAGTATATGGTTAAAAGAATTAGATGAGTTGTTTAATAAATTAAATGCCAAAGACATATATAGAGCAAAAGCAAATTTAATATTTAATACAAATAAAAAAACTGTTGGTGGTTGGCATTACGACAATCAAGTTGATAAAGATATAAAAATAGCAATTTTGTATTTTGATAATAACAATGGATATACTTTGCTTGAAGATGGAACTAAAGTTAAAAGCAAAAAGAACAGAGTGTTAAAATTTAATGATGATGTTTTACACACATCAGTAGCACAAACAGACAAAGATACTAGGATTGTTTTAAATATAAATTACAAATAATGGATTTAATATACGAACATCCTAAAAGAATAGGTGCAGAGTTTTGTCAAAAAACAATAGATGCTTTTGAAAATTTAGCTGAAATGGGTTGTGTAAGAACAAGACACGACAAAGTAAGACGAGATAATCAAACAAACTTAGCTTCAATAGATGATGCAAATATGCGAAATACAGAATTGTCTAAAGAGTTTTTTGGTTTCATTGACGAAGGATTAAACAGTTATATACAAAAATATAATTTACACACAATGTTTAGTGAGGGTTTGTGGTGTAGAGATTTTTTAGTACAAAGAAGCATTGCAGATATGTGCGAACAATATAGCACTTGGCATTGTGAAGCATCAAGTAGAGAAACATCAGATAGAGCAATGACTTTTATAGTTTATTTGAACGATGATTATAAAGGTGGTGAAACACAAATGTTGTTTCAAAAGAAAAATATAAAACCAGAAATGGGTAAATTAGTTATTTTTCCTGCATATTACACACACATACATAGAGGTAATATGATTGAAGAAGGAACAAAATATATAGCAACAGGTTGGATTTATTGTTAGGAGAATAGAATGTCGTATTTAGGATGTAATAGTGATGGAGTAGCAATTAGTGGGGAGTGGACTACTGAGGCAGAAGTGCCTGAAGGTCAAACTGCTAGAGAAGTATCTGGTTTAGCTAAAATAGGCTCTACACACAATGGTACTGACTGGGTTGACGAAAGAACATATAAACAAAAAAGAAAATTAGCTTATCCAGATATAGGAGACCAATTAGATGATTTGTTTGTTCAAGGACATTTTAGTTCAACTATGGCTGCACAAATACAAAAGGTAAAAGACGACATACCAAAAACATAAATGAGTTATAGCTATTGGCAGTACGAAAAAGAATTTAATACTGACCAAATAAAAAAAATATTAAATTGTTTTGATTCTTTTCAAGACGGAACTGTAAACAAAGGTAATGTTAATAGTAAAATTAGAGTTACGGATGTTGCTTGGTCTAGTGAAAAAGAATTGTATGAATTATTTTTTCCATATTTAGATAGAGCAAATCAACAAGCAGGTTGGCATTTTGAAATTGATGCTTGTGAAAACTTTCAATTAGGTAGGTACAAAGAAGGACAAGGGCATTATGATTGGCATATAGATGGAGATGGTCATAATAAATTAGATTCAAACGCAACTCTTTTAAAAGATAAAGTTAGAAAAATATCTATGGTGCTTTGGTTAAATGATGATTTTGAAGGTGGGGATTTTGAATTACACACTTCTGTTTGTAAAGAAGGAAGAATTAAACCTACAAAAGGAACTTTAATTTTTTTTCCAAGCTATTATTTACATAAAGTACATAAAGTAACAAAAGGAACTAGATATTCGTTAGTTACTTGGTTTGTTGGGAATAGGTTTTTATGATAAAAGAAAAAGCATTAGGTTTACTTATAGGAATATTATTAACAGCTATTATGTTGTTTACACCTATTAATGTTGTAAACGCTGCTGACCCAATTGTTACAAATAGTACAAGTAATAGTACAGTAACAACAAGTACAGACAGTAAGAGTACAGTTAGGACTAACCCACCTAGTGCAATTAGTCCGAGCATTAACGCAAGTAATAGTGACTTATGTATGGTAGGTGTTAGTGGAGCAGTACAGACACAAATACTAGGTATCAGTACAGGACAGGCTTACTCAGATGAGAATTGTATGAGATTAAAGAATGCGAAGGTACTCTATGATATGGGTATGAAAGTAGCAGCAGTTGCTTTAATGTGCCAAACGAGAAGCGTGTTTGACGCAATGAAATTTGCAGGAACTCCCTGCCCGATAAATAATCCAGTAACAGGTGAAGGGTTAATAGGACAAGAAGCTACAGCAGAGTGGAGGTTAAATCCTAAAAAGGTTCCGCCTAAACCACCTGCTTCTAATATGAATAGAGGAGTATTCCTTGAGAAATTGGTTGGTGGCATTATGGGTGTGTTGCTTCTCGCTATCCTCGTTATCTGACCCAGAGATAATTGAGCATCAGATAGCAGATGATGGTTGGGTGGAAGTACCTCTTGACTTTACCTTTCCTTTTTATGGAAATATGTATGTAACAAGTTTTATGTTTTCCAACGGTGTAGTTGGTTTCTTAGAACCAAATCCTCAAGACTGGGGTTTATGTTGTGATGGTCAAGACTTAAACAACTTTACAGGAAGTAAATTTAACTACACCATTATGCCTTGGCATACAGATTTAATAGACACAGGTATAGGTAGATTTTATACACAAGGTGATGAAACATACCAGAAGTATATGTGGAAAGATTTGTCAGAGTATTACGACAGAAACACAAGCAATACATTTGACTTGACAATATACCCAATGGGTAACATAGAAGTTAATTACGAAACTGTACACATAAAGAATCACGGAGTAACAGTAGGTGTAGTTGGAGATTTAAGTGCAGGTGAATATGAACAATGGTTCTATAATGCACCTAATCAGAATGGAGCAATATACTGGGATAGTCAACAAGCAGACCCAGTAGAAATAGCAAGCGGAGAAAGCGTATGCAGTGTAATACCAGACAGTCATATCAGTTGTTTATACTACCCACAAGTCTATGCTGATAATGTGTATAATCAACAATGTGCATTGGACCCTTTGTACGATTACGGTTG